ACGGTCAATTGCTTCACGAGCAGGGCGGAAACCCGAACGCTTGAAATACGCAACCACAGGAAGATCTGTAATCTTCACATCCGTACCTGTCGCAGTTTTACCTTCCATAGAAATTACTGCGTAAAATACTTGGTTACACGTAGCGAGACGCGATGCCAAAGTCTTAGGGTGGTCCTCGCCCAACTCTTGCTCTTCGCTTTTGCTTAGGCGTCCGCACTTGTTACCACCTGATGTATCAGGGAACTGATGCTCAAGCTTAGGCTCTTGGGTAGAACGGCAAGAAATCTTACCTTCCTCTGCGTCGTACACAGACCACTCGTAGTAACGAGCCATCGGCCTAAACGTTACAGTATCTGCGTATACATACGCTCCATCGTGAAATACTTTCCACGCACCTTTCTTGAGAGTATTACCCTCATCATCGTCAGTATCGTAGTTGATGTTCAAACGAGTGAGGCCAGTCTTTGGCTTTTCCTCTGTTTCCCCTTGTCCGATCAAAGCCATTAAAGCTTCACGATCACCTGACTTGACAACATCCATGATGTTATCTGTGTTTTCCAAAACGCTCAGTTCGCCCATAAAGTTTGTCCTTTAGTTTGCATAAACAACTTGGGTATCCAACCAGTTGGACCCCATCTTAACCTCGACAGATATCGGCATGTCATACTCGATACCATACCTGCGTCGGCACTCTTGTGGGAGAGACATCATCGCCTCAACCACGAGATTAGTTACAGTATCCTCCTCACCGGGGAAGATGTCAAGCACAATACTATCATGTACTGTATTACAAATGACACTTTTTAATTCCTTACCTTTCATAGACTTAGAGAGATAAACTAAGGCTATTGGTAGGAGATCACCTGTCGCAAATCCTTGCACAGGGTAGTTACAGATGGCTGTGCGATTGGTTGCTGTACCCCACTCTGTCCACGTTGTTCCGGGGAATGCGTACTGTCTTCCGGAGGGTAACGTAATGAATCCTTTCTCGACAGCGTCCCGTTGCAAGTCTCCGTGCCAATCCGTTACGCCAGCATACTTCTCTTTAAAAGTCCGGTAATATCGTTGCTGGTCGTCAGTACCTGTTGTGCCTCCGTAAAGAGGTTTAAATGTGTGCGCTTTAGCATCCTGACGGGAACACCCGATAATCTCAGCAGTAACAGTGTGTACATCTGTCTTGTTCTCCACATCGTGGTACACCTGTGGGTCGTTAGCGAGATAGCCTGCCACCCTAAACTCAAGCTGTCCGTAGTCAGCCTCTAGGATTTTTCCTCCGTTAAAACGAGAGACCATTGCGCGTCGAATGGCGAAGGTAGAGCCACGGGGCATGTTCTGGAAGTTGGGGTTACGAGAACTGAGCCGTCCGGTCGCAGTGATACATTGCATGAAATCTGGATGCACGATGTCTTGGTCGTCGCGATTGTTTTTGAGTCCCTCGACAAAGGTAGATAAGTAAGTTCGCAACGCATTGTACCTTGAGTAAGACTCGGCAAACTCTCGTGCGTCTCCAGATAATTCATCCAACCTCTCCTTGAGAGTCTCATGGTCTGTTTTAAAGCCTGCGGCCGCTGTATCCCACGCATCCCGCGGTATAATCTTGAAGCCTGCAACTTGTTTAGTCTTCGCATAGATAACTCCATCGCCTCCACACGGCTTACATACCCGTATAGCTTTACCTACCGTACCATCCTTCTTGATTACTTGGTTACGTCCTTTACCCATGCACTTAGTACACCGGGATGCAACTGTCTTATGTAAGATCTCAGTCTCGTCTTTGACATACATCGCAAATAATTTTTTTGTCATTTTTGTACGTTGCTTCGGTTTACGTGTTGCTCCACGTAGCTCTGAACCGAGGTTGAAGATAGATGACCAACGCTTCTTACTCAGGACTCGACGGGAGTAGAACAGCATAGAACGGTCATCAGCACTGTTGAGGTTGATAGGTGTGTCACCCATCGCCTCTTCAGCCATGCGCTGGAGCTTAACTTCTAGCTCTTGTAGCTCTTCCCTATATTCCTTCTCAATCTCTGCTAAAGACTGCGGGTCGATCTTGATCCCTGTTCTCTCGAGGTTCGCAAGGACGTCCGTCATCTCCAACGACAGGCGTAGGGTGTTCAATAATTTCGATGCCATAGGCTTTGATCTCCTTCATGAGGGATTGTGAGAATATCTCACCATTGCGGACAGACTCCATGCCTTGGAGCATACCATTGTAGTATTCCACTGTCGACAAATCGTCTTCCATATCTGCTTCGTTCCGTAGGAACTTGAGGATGATGACGGCAGACTCGTAGGTAATGCCGCCCATCAAACCTCTATATGCTAGGGGTTTCTTGCTCATTGTCATCTCCTGCCCGAAGTTCCGGATTCAAAGCATACTCCTTGTTCTCCGCGTCGATAGCTTTCTTGAGCACTGCTATAAGTCCTTCTTCTACGAGAAACCGAGTTGCTTCTGCGTCAGTTTCAAGCTCGAGATTAGCCGATCCATCCTCATTCTCTTCCAGTTTAGTCACCTTAATAATGCCTACCTTACCTTCACTCATCACAACCTCCACGGTTTCGTTATAGACCAGTGTCCGAATGGTACTGCACCTTGGTACTCGCGGTCAAATGCCGTGAGTTTTTTTTCTCCGAGGTTCATCGTGTTTCGGCGAGTAGATTGAATCAGCTTCTGATCCCGGTAGGGTAAATCCATGCCGCTCTTACGTAACATAGTGATCTTAGCTTTTGTAGAAGGATAAGACGCTCCTATTCTTTGAGCCAATTCTTCGAGGGGAACACCCTCAAGGTATAATTCTACGAGCTTATCTAGAGCTTCTTGTGTCCAAACAAAAACAGTACGTTTAGTGTCAGCCATACAATTCCTCCCAAGTTGTCCTGTACTTCTCCGTTAGTTGTTTCTGGGCTACCTCCCATGTAGCCTCCACGTCTGCAATCCCATACTCGAGAACTATTTCCCACGGGATCTGCGCGAATGTCTTGCCGCTCTTGAGGTAATCCTCCGTAAGGTCTTTCTTCTTTTCAGTAACTTCATACCTTTTAGCGAGGGCATCAAGCGAGAGCGGCCACTTACGCGCCCTAGCCAAGAGATATTCCGCAACCATCGTATCATACACATGTCCCTCGTACGCGAATCCACACTCACGTATCCAGTTGAGGTCAAACTTAATGTTGTGTCCTACAACAACATCTGCCTTTGATAAATCATCCCTAAACTGTTGAATCTTCTCGACTTCTTGCTCGTGTTCATCGTGATGGACAAAAGCATACTGTGTGTCCGCATCATTGTTCTTCCAACCGATGCTCACCAAATGATTACCAAAATAGGGTAGTGGTGTGTACCCACCATTGGGTTTTGGTCTATGGGTACACTCCACGTCAAACGTTAAGATATTCATTGGAGTAATCCTGTTTCAATAAAGCGGTCAATCAAACGGTGTGCACCTTTGGCTACTTTCTTAGCAGTTGCCTCGTCATCAAACCGTCCCATGTTAATGGTCTTACCCTCCACCTGAAATGATACTACCCATTTCTTACTATGGGTACCATCAAAGTGATAGTTCTTCGGTTTCTTTGCTTTGTTGTATTGTTGTACGAAGTAGCTTGCCCATCGACAATTCTCTTTAAAGTACCCGAGAGCGTTGTCAATCCTATCTAACGTCATGCGCTTGGAAGGGCGAAGGCCCATATCCGCAACAAAGTTTCTATAGGACTCTTTCCAACGATCACATAACTCCACGCCAATCTCCGCATAATTTGTCCACGATGCAGGAAGTGTAGAGTGTAAGCCACAACGTGCTCTAACAGAGTCGTATGTTTTACGGGTGTGGTACTCAGCGTTATAGTCACTCATCGAAATCTCCTTCTGTAGGAATGACAATTTCTTCTCGATACTCTTCGGGTACGACGACGACTGCATTCTGTTTCTCATAGACTCCACGATACATGTCGATCTCAGCCATCACCTTCCCGTGCCACCCGTTCTGCTTGTTCTTTGATACGAACACAGAACGTTGTGTATTCTCTGGAGAGCGGTCTCCCCGCCTCCCTATGCCTATAATTAAGTCAGCCTCCCCTGCCTTGCCTGTCTTTGAGTTATCCAAGTATTGGTACTCGACATCGAGCAGGCCCTCCGCTTCAGCACTCGCTTGGGATACACCCCACACAAGGCACTTATTGCGTTTCGCAATTTCTCTAGCTTGGAGATAGATCTCCTTGAGTTTCTCATCACCGCGGTTGTACTTACCCGCAATCTTCACCTTATCTAACTGGTCAATGAATATGATGTCCGGTTTGTTAATCTTGCACCAGTCATCCACTTCCTGAATGGTCGTCCCAACACAGTCAAGAACATGTAGACGGTCGTTGACCTCGTCACTCCATGTTTGTGCATATTCTCGCCTCCCATCATTAAGTTCCTTCCGGGTAACTTTAAAATAGCTCTGGATGATACGTAGTTTAGTTCTGACAGCAGGCTCTTCATTGCCCCATACCGCGACGGTAAAGCCTTGCTTGATGTATTTCTGAGTGAGAAAAGATATGAAAGTAGTCTTGCCCGTTTCCGGTCGCGCAAAGACGATGCCAAAATGTCCTCGATCCAAACCCGACACACGTTTCGAGAGTGGCTCCCAATCGAAAGGGAAATCGGGATCAATCGTAAGGGAGTCCAAAAGCTCCTCGAGCCCCATGTCCACCTCCGTGTACGTCGTCTTTTCGCCAATCGAATCCTCCGCTGTAGACTCAATGAGTCGCTTGAGTTCTCCAAAGTTATTCTCCTTACCGAGGAAGATGTTAACGGATAATTCCGAGATGATCCGTGCACGATGTCTCATCCAAAGGTCGCGTATCACTCTCTCTTGTAAATCAACATTGGTACCGATATTATCTTGCAAAGTCTCAAAGTGCTCCCAATACCTCAGGCGAGTGCTGTCTGGTAGGGCGGGGTGCTTTGAATCAAAATAAGCTTGTAGCTCGGCTCCTGTGAAGTCTGAGGAGTATTCGGAGTGGGCATCGACGAGAGCTTGCCATATAGGACTCCATTCTCCCTCAAACATATCCTTATCGAGGATGTTCTTTACACGATCATAGCATTCCGTCCGTAGACAGAACGATATGATCTTCGCTTCAAGCGATTGCTGTTCTGATTGTTCGTTCACGTTCTTCATCTCCGAGAGTCTTTAAGTCTTTATCCAAGATAAGTATTCCTGTGGGCACGATACTATTGAGGGCGCGTACCATTGTCAACGACTTATCCGTCGCGTCTTTATCGAGGGCAAAGACTACTCTTCTGTACGTGGATAACTCCTGTATGTGTCGTTCACGTAGACTTGTGCCAAGCAATGCGTATCCTGATACCCACTCGCTGATAGATATTGCAGAGGGAACATCCTCGACGACGACAGCAATATTAGACGTGCCGATGCGAAAGCCACCGGGGTAGTTACCGTATCGGTACCACTTGGGTCTTTGCCCTATCATCGTACGCCCCACTCCATCCACAAGTATGCCGAGGTGATCATAAATCGGGTAAACGAGGCGATCACGTACAACATCGTAGTAAATATCGTCATATCTTCCTGATGTGTTGACGTCCTCAACATACTGACGCCCTATTTCTGGAATAGTCCGGGACCATGACTTAGGTTTCTCGAAGGGAATATCACGGGGACTCTGTTGAGTAGTTTTACTCAAGGTATCGAGTGCATTGTTACGGGTGATGCGGAGAATACCTCTCCCTTTCACCGCACAATCTACGTGGAAACAGTTCCACATGAGGACACCATCCTTATTCGTCGCAGAGAAAGTGTTATGGTGCCCACACTCAGGGCAGTTCATACGGCGAGACTCGCCGGGTTGTAAGCCGAGGGATTCGGCGGTGTGTTGTGCGTTCATTATGTACCTCTCAGAAAATCTGACAACGCAACTCTACACAAATCTGACAATGACGTCAAAGAAAAAACTGACAACAGTCCCTTCAAAAAAACTGACAGCTATTCCTTTACACGATGTTAAATCCGTGCTAGGATCTGATCACCCACCGCCGGGGTACATACACACCGCCCTCCTAAACGTACTTAGTACGCAGTGACCACCTAATATTACTTAACATTTATTTCCGTACGACTAAGGTCTAATACAACACATAATAAAGGTTCGATACTGTTGTGTTTCATCTACAAGACGGGGAGGAGTTTCCGTGGAATATCAAAGCAAATATATGGCAGACTATTATGCCGACAATGAGCCGCATGAGTTTGTTGTTACGCAAGAAAGAACAATACTTGTGCAATACACGGTTGAAGCATCAAGCTTGAGCAATGCTGTTGCACAAATTGAGGAAGGGGATTATAGCGGCGTTATCGATGAGGACGCTAGTCACGCAGAAACCGACAAGAAGGGGCGGATTGTTTCCGCAAGGGTGAACGACAATGACAATTAAACGCATCCACATTAATCAACACAACATAAAGCACAATGCTAAAAACCCTGACGACCTCAAGCCGGTAGTTACCGTAAAAACGAGCTTGAGCAATACGAAAGGATACAGCGCAACTATTCACGGTGCTTGCCGTGTTGTATATTCTCCAGACAAGCCGTTATCTTGCGGTGCTAAAGTTTGGATTGAAACAAAGGATACTGTTGTCGTTGATAAAGGTGACGGCGAATTCACGGGAGTTTATTAAATGGAATATTATACAGACAATGAATTGCTTGAGCGTGTTCGTGATATCGGAAACTCAAAGGATTCGTACGAATGGTTAGCGGGGAAAATTGGGGAACGTTTTGCCCAGAAGGATCAGCGCATCGAACATTTACAGCAGAGAGTCAACGCCGCCGCAGAATATATGGGGCATAATCTAATTACCGAACTAGTGGAGGAGGGTTACTAAAATGATTGCGGAACAATATCGAAACATCAAACCACACTTTGTACACGCCGATCACATGCCGGTGGTACATCGGTGGTCATGTATCTTGCTCGACCAAGACACTGAGAACCCGCCCTTTGAACCGGCGCGATACTTTGTGGTCAATGTGTTTGCGGAAACAAAGGACGCAGTGTTGGATTGTTTAGGAGAGGAGTATCCGTGGTGTGATATTATGTACGTCGATAAAGCACTCGGCGGACACACTGACGATGATTTTCTCGAGGCATGGTTGCATTACTTTGATGCGAAGGAAGCAATACCAGTAAGGAGCGCACCGCATGGCAATAACTACGATAAGTAACGAGAATAAAACCCGCGTGGAGTTTCTTGTATATAAACAAGTAAAGGAGTGTAACGAGTTGTTACAAAAAGCGAGTGACATATTGAACGATACCGGCGACACTGAATCAACGACGTTAGATAATGCAATGTCACATTTAAAGTGTGCGACAGAAATGACGGGACGTTATCTGGAGGAGAACGCATGAAAACTTTTATTGTGGAGGCTGATTTCACTGAGACTGTTACGGGTAGAGTGTTTATGCAAATTAGAGCAGACAACGCAGAGGATGCGAGAAACTTTGTTGAGGCGGGAGACTACGACGATATTTGGATGAGAAACTCCGTTAGTCAAGGTCATGAGATTATTTGGGATGATAGCGTCAAGGTGGTGGAACAATGAAACCGAAAACAATTTGTCATCCTGAAGCACTCGCGGATTGGCGAGCAAACGACGAAAGACCACACAAGATCAATACTGGAGAAATAAACAATGCAAGTACACGTCAACATAGTACGCACAACAACAAAGTTCCCGAAAAGCAAACAAAGCTTGAAGGACTACTCGCACTCCGTCTTAAAGAAGCCATCGAGCGCGAAAATAGGAAGCGCGGGACGGTACGTAAAGAAAGGTAAGCTAAAGGGCGCAGAAGTCTATACCCTGACGCTGACCGAGCGGGAGACTTGCCCACAGTCTTGCGGACACTGGGATGATTGTTACGGTAATAATATGCCGTTTGCCCATCGCTTAGAACACGGGGAGGAACTCGAGCGGCGATTGATTCGGGAAGTTAAGGAAAAGTGTCGGAAGGCCGCAGAGAAGGGGCGGAAGGTACTGGTTAGACTCCATGTATTGGGAGACTTTTACAGTGTCGGTTATGTGGAAATGTGGCGCAAACTTTTAGTGCTACACAAAAACCTTTATGTGTGGGGTTATACCCACGTCACACCATCGGATAACCTGCAAATCTACCACCAGTTACAGTTAGCGCGTGACGGGTTTCCGGAGCGGTGGCATGTACGGTGGAGCGATACCGGCGGAAGGTTTAGCGCAAATAGTGAGAAGTTAAACCACGAGGGTATTGTGTGTCCGGAGCAGGAAGGCAAGACGGCGGCCTGTACGACCTGTTCGTTGTGTTGGGACGCTCCCGATAAAAACATTATCTTTAAGACGCATTAAAGAAAAACTGACAACCTTGGTTCTCAAAAACTGACAACCTTGGTTCACCAAAAGGAAAACTGACAACATGGAGTTTATCGTACCCGTGATATGTATTGTGTGGTTAATTTACAATGTCCACAAACTATGATGCCTCGCGCGCGTACACGCGCACCCACCCGCGCACCCGCGCGCGCGCACACGGTATAAAGAGGGGAGTTTTTAGGAGAAAAAAAGCTTGCTGTATGTTTAATTTTGACATACAACATACCTACCGGATCGGACAGGCCGACCGGATCAACAAGAGGGCTTTTAGCCATGAACGCGATAATCGCAACACCAGAGCGCACCGCTCAGCGTATCCAAGATGGTCTTGAATTTACGCACAGCAACCCGCTCGACGTTGACTTCTTCCGTGAACTCGGGAGCGTCCAAAAGGAAGCAATGTACGACCGCGAAGGGAGACTGATCGAGGGATACTACGCACTCAAAAACAGTAAGACCGGCGAGCTTATCGGATCGCCACCAGTCGCGAAAACTTACAAACTAGTCGATCACTCCCTAGCTTTCCAAGAACAGGCGCGGAGCATCCTCGATAATCCCTCCCTACCGCACGAAAACCTCACGGTAGTTGACCGGATTTTCGACGATGGCCGCCGCGCAACTCGCGCTGTTTACTTCAACGACCTCACGTTTGACATTGACGGGAAGGGACAAGGGATCACCGCTCGCGCCGACATCATCAACTCTGTCGATATGTCTTGGGCTTTCCAAGTGTTCTCTGGTGCCTATCGTGATTACTGCCGGAACACTTGCGTGTTCGGCGGACAAAAGGCGTACCACCAGAAACGCAAGCACACTGTTAACCTCAGCGTGTCCGCGATGATCGCCAAATCCACTCTGGGCCTTGGTATGTTCAACTCACACCGCGACCAGATGAACGCATGGAAAACCATCGACCTGCACCCGTCCCAGTGGGTTGAGATTCTCGAGAACACAGTGTGCAAGAAGGGAGGAGAGGCCGCGCAACTCTCGACCGATAAAACCGCACGAGTTAACGGCCGTTTGCTTGATTACCTGAACCACCGATTCAAGGAGGAACAGAGAGAGCTTGGGTCTAGTATGTGGGCGGGATATAACGCACTCACACACTGGGCAACTCATGTAGACGAAACATGGGAGCGCGAGAACGAAGACGGCACATTAACCGAACTCTCGACCTCTCGCGGATCATCCAATCCGCACCGCGTCCGGTTACAGCGCGAAGCCAAGGTGCGAAACGTACTCGAGTCGCCACACTGGCTCGCACTGGAACAGGCCGCATGATCGATTTTATAACGGCACTTTATAAACTGGCGGTTATCACTTTAGTGATCGTCATCCTCTCTTTGATCTTTGGTTAAGGAATCGAAACCATGAAAACATTTAATGACTTTAAGACTGACCTCGAAACACTACGCACCGACCTAAACGCCACGACCTACCGTGTCGAGAAGGTGCAGGAGCTTCTAGGGGATTTGGTAGAAAAGCTTGATGGTCTTTATGACCAGTCTGTATCGAACAAGGATCAGGCCGTTGACTTGGTACGCGCCGTCGACAACATCAAACCAAAGCAGGAAGACCGGCCGCTTCGGTCTACTCACTACCGGATGCTCGCGATACTTGCCCACTACGGCACAATGGAACGCGAACATATCGCCGGTATCATGGGAGTGAAGCCCGAGACAATCGCGCAATATACGCACATCGTGAAGCACCACGGTCTCGCTGACTTGCAATCTCGGAAAGGTAGAGTTACCTTGTACTCACTGGCCGATGAGGTCAGGGAAAATACAAACTTCAAAATCTAAGGGGAAACCTCATGAAAACTGAAACAACTTTAAACTTTACAGACGCACAACTTAACGAACTCAAGCGTTTGGTTGACGTAGTGGGATGGTCTACTCGCAACGATGAGACTGGACACATTGATACTTACGTGTCAGAGGATCGCGTACGGTTTGCGCGTAACCTTGCCGGTGTGCTGAGTAACATGGACTCTCTCGCATTGATCGGCACAAAGGATACTAGCCTCTAATCTTTTCCCTCGACCTTTGGGCCCTATCATGGGCCCTTTTTTTCGCCCCTAGAAAAATACCTAAAGCGTTGACTTGCAAGGAATCGCTTAATATTTACGCGCCCAGTGGGAGCTATATATCCCTCCCGACACAAAGACCTTTTTGAAAAACTGGTAATAGGATTCTCGGAAAGTTTCACGTGATGGCGCAATGAATACTCGGAAAGGAAACGTTATAGATATGCGCGGCGCGGTGTCACGACCAAGAAAGCCTATGGATCAGAGGAAACCCCAAAATCAGAATCGGGGAGGGCAAGGGCCACTGGGGGCCCCGGTATATGTACTAGCAATCTGTCGGTAATTTTTTTAGTTTTAGGTTAGTGTTTCACGGAATGTTTCACACGACGGCTTGTGTTTAGTAAGCCCCAAAGGGGCCCCGACGGCTTGCCCCAACGTAGGGACGTAAAAAAGCCCCGACAGCAAGGGGATACTGCCGGGGCTATCCGGAGGGAGATAAGCTGGGGGTAGTGTGTATGTATTTACCCCCGCGGGCTTACAATCCCATTGTACTGTTTAGATTTCACCTTGTCAATCCCTACGCAAAATTTATTTTTTGTTGACAAATTAAACAAACACTCCCCATAATGATCTTGTACCGGGGTCGAAATGGCAGGGGAAACCAACTTTTATAGTCCATGTGAACCAAAGTTCCGAGACCAGAGACCCTTCGAGTACACTTTTATGCGGATATTACCGTTAAATTCCCACACTTTCGTGCACATATAGATGATAACCTATGAACCTCCTCCCCCAACAGAAGAAAAAACGTGAACTCTCCGACAAACAGCAATCTTTCCTCACCGCACTCTTCGAAAACGGCGGAAACTTCTCCCGAGCGTGTGAGGTTGCGGGTTACTCGCAGGGTTCCATCGGATACCTCAAAGAGTCTTTGGCCGACGAAATCATCGATGGAGCGAGGAATATTCTTGCAGGTGGAGCTATCAAGGCCGCAAATAAGCTTGTGGCGACGATTGACTCCCCAGAAATTGAGAGGGGAGATAATATCCGTCTCCAAGCGGCCGAAAGTCTACTCAATCGTGTCGGCTTGGGGAAACAAGAGACTCACAACGTCAATGTGCAAGCTGTACATGGCGTGGTTTTACTCCCCCCGAAGAAAGAGATGGTTGTAGATCACGTTGAGTGAAGAAACAGAAGCCCCAAAACGTGCTCGAGGTCGCCCAAAGAAAGACCCGAATTCGCCGAAAGCCCGCTACCACCTCTCTACTGCGGAAAAAGCGCGTAGAGCGACGCAGGCAAGCATAAATCGGTCAAAAAAAGAGGCCGCGAAGAAGAAAGCGGCCGCCACGAAGCAAAATCAACGCGCAAATCAGCGTATTCGAGCCGCTCAAAAGGTCGAAACAGCCCTAAAAGGTGAAAAATCCCGCGTCATAGACATGGGAGACGTCAATAAACTCCCGAAACACGTTGAGGACCTAATCGGTGAATCAGAAGTTGTATTTCAGCCCAATGGAGGCCCTCAAGAGGACTTTCTATCGGCTCCAGAGCAAGATGTTCTCTACGGCGGTGCGGCTGGAGGCGGAAAGAGTTTCGCTCTACTTGCTGACCCACTCCGCTATTGTCATAATTCTAACCATCGTGGCCTCTTACTACGGCGTACTCTCGATGAACTCACGGAGTTAATCTCTAAATCCAAGCAATTGTACCCGAAGGCATTCCCCGGTGCAGTATTCCGCGAAAGTAAGTCAACGTGGGTCTTCCCATCTGGGGCAACCATTTGGTTCTCCTACCTCGATAAAGACAAGGACGTAACACGCTACCAAGGTCAAGCATTCAACTGGATCGCCATCGATGAAATTACCCAGTATCCCACCTCCTACGTATGGGACTACCTCCGGTCCCGTCTACGTTCGACCGATCCAGAACTCGCCGCCAATTTATCGATGCGGTGTACAGCCAACCCCGGCGGTGTCGGAGGATGGTGGGTCAAAAAGATGTACATCGACCAAGGAGACCCCGGTAAGCCTTTTGTTCCAACAGACATGGAGTCGGGAAAACCATACGTATACCCGGAGGGACATGCTAAGGCAGGCAAGCCGCTGTACTGGAGAAAGTTCATCCCCGCCCGCCTTACCGACAACCCCTACCTCATG